CCTGAGAAGTCACCACCAACTGTGTTGGCAAGGGCCATGTAGGTGTTAGACCAGATGAACCCACCGGAATACACTTGGCCTTTTTTGGCTGTGTTTTTAGGTGCGCGGCCAACGAGAACGCGGTCAACTCCGACAGCGGCGGCAACTTCGCCCTCGCTGAGGAGACGGCTTTGATCCGAAGGAACGATGCCGAAGAATTGGTTCTGCACTTTAGCGGAGCGGCGGATGCGCTCGAACACTGGCATGGACATGATCAAGGTGTTGGCAAGAACGCCGTATTTGGCGAGTTCGAGCTTGGCTTGAGCCACGTCACCGGGAACGTCGAAGCTGGTGATGTTCGCGTCGGTGTATGCTGCGCTGGCGCTGATCGCTGTCAGGCCGTTAGCGGCGAATGCTGCGGAAGCAACACGAGCCTCGTGGCTGACTTGGATTTGGCGGAGCAACATCGCGGCGATGTTTACCTCGGTGTCGAAAAATCTGTCGAGATCGCGGCGGTTGGAGTCAGGAAGAACTTCCTCAAGACCGTATTCGATAGCGTCGAACGAGTCGCTTGTGAACCGGCGGCTTGTGCGGGGATATCCAGCGCCGGCGGCGATTTTGAGAGCGTCATCGTTGAGAGCTTCGGAGTCGCCGAGGTTCAATTTCAGATATGCGCCGGAGCGAACGTCTGAAGAGAACACGGGCATTACTTCTGTGCCGATGAACAAATTGTTTTTGTTGGAAAGACCTTCAAAAACGGCCTGCGCAATATCAGCGCGGATGGTTGTGTATGAGAGTGCCATAGTGGTGTTAAATTATTGGTTGAACTTAGGAACGTATTCGATGACGTCACCGGAAACGCCGCTGTTGATCGCAACTCCGAGAGTCACGGTCGAAGCGTTGGCGTATGTGCCGACGACCAATCCGCTCGTAACTGCGAAGACGGTATTACCGGCTGTTGCGATTGCGGACAGAATGCCGAATTGGGTTGGGAAAAATAGTTTGACAGCGCCTTGAGCACCAGCGGCGACGTCATTCTGGACGACTCCGATAGCATTAGCGCCGGTTGATGCGGCTTGCGCCGCGTTGTCGCCCGAAATATTAACGAGCGTATTCGCTGTGATAGCGGATGCGAAGGCGAAGCTTCGGATACCGTTGTCGTTTTGTGTTGCCATAAATTAGTTGGGATTAAAAATTGAGTTCGTTGTTGTCGCGGGCCTCGATGTAGGCTTCGCGGTGGTTACGCATTGCGAAGCGGATGGCTTCGGTGCGGCTGCCGAGTTCCTCGGTCTTCTGGGTGATGACTGCTTTGAGGTCGAATTTTTCGACCGCTTTCTCTTCAGCAACTACGGATGCCTTTACTGGAGCGGCCCCGAAGTTCGAGATGATCGAGTCGAGCTTTGCTTCGAGCTTGGAAATGACGCTGAGTTCAGCGGCCATCTCTTCCTTCATTGGCTCTGCTGCTGGCTCTTCGGCTGGGGCCATTGCTTCCATTTTTGTTTTGATCATTCCAAAGGCTTCCTCAAGCGCGCTCATGCGCTTGGAAAGATCAACGATCGTTACTTCGGATTCTCCTGATTCTTTCTCAGGCATTTCTGGTGTTGCGGTATCTTCGGGCATTTGTTGGAAAAAATTGTCAACTTGCTTTGCCGTGAATGAGAACAAGCCGGTCGCATTTGCGGCTGGTGTTTGCACGAGATCGGCGCTGTAGAGTTCGGTGCAACTCGCGAAGGCGAGTCCTTCCACTTCGCGAATCGGGCCGCTGAAAGCGATGCTGATACCGAAGGTGTCCGGCAGTTTGCTTGAAATCTCCAGGACGTAGTCGCGCATTGGCGATGTTTCGAGAAGGTTGAGATCGCCCAAGAGTTGTTTCCCGACGATGCGGAAATTGTTCACGAATCCGACGATGTCCTTGATCCCTGCACCGTGATCCAGATTGACCTTGACGCCGCCCTTGTAGGTCTCGGCGCATTCTTTGACTTGCATCAAAGTCGTCTCGTCAACGTAGAGACCGTGGCCTTTTGCTTCGCCGATTGAAATAATTGATACGCCTTCGATGACATCCATGCGAGGGCGCGGATGTCAATTAGTCGTCCATCAATGCCATCGCGGCTTGAGCCATCAAATAAACTTCAAGTTCGTTTTCTTCTTCGCAGCCGATGACGTTGAACGTGCTAGAAATAGAAAGCCCTGCGCGACTCACTCCCGCATGGTTGCGACTGCCTAGCACCGTTGTTTTTGCGCTTATCGAAAGTCCTGCCTCGCCAGCATTCGAGAAGCAAGACGAGCCTACAACTTGAATGCGCGAACCGGCACACGCTTCGACATTCGCGACCGAGAAAACAAGACGGTTGCCGCGAACATTGACCGTGATCTTGCGCTCCTCGCGCCCTCGTCCCCCTCCCCCTGGCAGATCGGTCGGAGCAATAGGCGGAGCAACTGGAATGAACAGCAATCCTTGAGCGCCGATTGATAACGGCGTTGGGCTTGGCATTAAGCCCTGCGTGGCGATGAGCAGGGAAGCGAGCATTCGCTTAGACCCTCGTTACTACGGTATTTGTTGTTCCGTCTCCGGTGATCGCTTGAGTGATCGCGCCCGATGTCCTGCTCGTAGGTGTGACGGTGAGCGCGTTTGCGATATCAAGCCCGTGTATCGCGTGCACTTCTCCGATCTCGTTTAGTTCTGGCGTGAGTTCCGTTCTCACATTCGCTGCGGTCAATGTTGAACGGCTGGAAATTGTCGCATCAATGCGACTTAGTTCAGTCGCTAGGTTGGTTCTCACGGCTGCCGCATTTGTTATTGCGGTAGGAATCGCCGCAAGCTGCGTATCCAAGTTTGCGCTCGCCATTCCTAGCGCAGCGCGGACGTTGGCTGCGGTTAGGGTTGCTGTTCCGGTGGTGTTATCAACAGGAACGCCGAATGCAACTGATGCTGCTGATGGAATATATGCCACCCCTGTCAATGCTCCGCTCGCATAGACGGTACCGAAACGAACATCCGAAATGCTCGCTTGACCAAGTGAATTATCAGCCGTGAACATATCCAGATATGTGCTAGAGCCGTTCAGTGCATATCTAGTTTTTGCGGCAGTAGGTGATGTGTTTAAAAAGTACTTAATAGCGTAAATTGCAGAAAATCCGTTCGCTGCCGAAATAAATGAACCAGATAATCGATTTATTGCGCCTGAGTTTGATGATGTGAATCCATTTGCCCCATTTGTTGCGGTAATGTCACCAATGATTGTAAATGTTCCAGTTGATGCGTTGTTTGCTCCAACGGCGGCTGATCCTGCTGTTACATTTCCAGTAATTGATATTGTCCCAGTTGACGAATTGATTGCACCAATACCTGATGTTCCTCCACCAGTAACATTTCCAGTTATTGAAATTGTCCCAGACGAAGTATTATTGCAACCGTAACAAGCATTATTTCCTCCACCTGTGACATTTCCTGTAATTGAAATCGTTCCCGGCCCTGAGTTTCTAATTGCTTCGCAAGGGTTAGGTGATGTTGATCCCGTGACTGTTCCAGACACAGAAAGTGTTCCAGTTCCACTATGCAATATTGCTTGAGGAGTACCTCCTATTGCTCCTGTAACATTTCCAGTAACAGTTGATGATCCAGAAGATATTGTTAAACACGCAGTTACGCTACTGTTTGCAGTAACATTTGCATTCACTGTAAAAGTTCCAGCTATTGTGTAACCACCAGTTGTTGATGTAATTGCTGCTGTTCCACCATCTTTCCATGTTCTGCTAGTGGAAGAACTATTGGTTATTGTTCCAGTCGTGATATTTTGATCTATCGCAATTGTAAAATTATTAGAATACACCACATCTCCCGCCGCTGGTGCAAAGATAGCTGTTCCGTTCCACCAAGGCGATGTAGCAGTTGTGTCGCTCCAGTTCCCACTGCGAAATGCTCGAACGTCGGCCATCGCTTAGAGTCCTTTCGCGTCGATAAATGCTTGCAAAGCGGATTGAATAGAAAATGCGGTTTGCGTTGTTACTGCGTCAGTTCCTTCAAGAGTTCCGATCGAGAGCCCGCGAGCCTCTGCATCCGCTGTAATGACCTCGCCGTTTTCAATTCGAGTCGGAATCAATCGCATTGCGATTGAAGCATCCTCTCCACCGCTTCCGAGATATTTCGATGTCACTGCAAGATTGAGAGTATAAAGATCGTAGGTCTTTCCGTCGATGATAATTGGTTGGCTAGGTTTCATATTTAAGCGAGTAAAATCAATGCGTTGTTTTCGGTTGGTTTGGGAAATTTGAGTTCAAAAGCACCGTCGTAAACGTGCCTCTCGGCTCCGAGGCTTAGGACGCAAAGCGTGGCGTTGCCTTTGCTGGCGTTGTATATCATCGCTCCACCTGCCGCGAATGTTGCGGATTTTAGGACAACATCATCGAATGTTATAAAAGCATTTTTGCCGATGATACCTGTTCGGTGTCCCTTGAGTGCTACACCTCCGGCGGTGTAGCCCATTCCCTTTATCTCGCCTTCGGTTGTGTAGGCTTTTGTCGTAGGCCCGATCTTTGCCGATGCGCTATAAAGCGCGATCCGGTAATCATCGCTAGGTTGGTGAACGCCGGTGATGAGTGCCTTCTTTGCTTCGAGTGCTATGCCGTGTGTGATCATTATTTTTTCTCCCATTGCGCCATGCATACGGCGGTGCGCTGACTCTCGTCTGGATATTCGCTCGTCATCGTTCCGCTGATCATGCAGCGACCAATAAAGTCGTCTTGCTCTTCGTCTTTTTCTGGCGTCGGCATGACGAGTTCGTGCTTTGTTTCAAATCCTGTAATGCGTCCGAATGTATCGCGAACGGCGAGCGAGACTTTCATTTGTTCAGGTTGCGAGGCCTGCATTCCTTTGACCCTATCAGCGGCCCACACTTGCCCAGCGTCTCCGCCCCACAACGCCCATGCAATTCGGCCTGCGGATGGGAACCCGTCTTCACCTTGTTGGAAACCCTGTCCCTTTTTATCGACTTCGTGCCGTGAAAAATATGAGTGCATCCGCTTGACCGTATCGTCGGAAAGATTCTTGCCGTTGCTGATGTCGCGAGCGCGTGCAACTCCTACCGCTGTCCCGCCTCGGTTGTATTCTTCACGCCACTTTAATCCATTTAGCGCCTCTTCAACCATACCTTTGCTTGGCTTGTTCTCGTCTGCGAGATCGGTTTGTTTGGGTTGTTCTTGTACTTGTTCTGGCTGTGGCTCTTCTTGCGCGATAGGCGCAGCAATAGGCGCGGCGGCTTGAATGGGAATGATAGAATCTGAAATGTATTCTGATGGGATATCCATCTCTGTGCCGAGCGCGACGATCATCGCGGCCTCCTTCGCCCTTGCGCGAAGTGCTTCTTCGTAGTCTTCACCCATGTCTGAATAAATCTGCCCTGCTGTTTTCAAGCCAGCTTTCCAAAGCTCGATGTCTGCGCGAGCTTCGCGCCCGTAATCAATGCTTACCTTGGCAGGCCAGCACCAGCGGCCATCGAGAAGGTATTCGGAATCTGGAATGAGTCCGCGAGAAGCAGCGTCGAGTAAGATAACATTCTTGATACGGTTTAAAAACTGACCTTCCAAGAGTCCGCGCCACCGTAGGAACGTGCGTTCTGCCATCGCCGCTTCCATGCGAGCCATTGGCCCGCTCTTGTCTGCGTCGAATGCAAAGCCATAAGGTAAGCCGACGGCCATGCAAATGTGAGCCTGCACCAAGCGGATGAACTCGCCGAATGCTCCGGTCGGACGATCCGACTTAAACATTTCCATTTTCTCGCCTGCGCTCAGATAGTTGACCGTGCCAGGATCGAGCGACTGCAAGCGTGCGACCTGTCCTTGATCGTTTGAGTTTCCGCGTGCGAAATAGTCGCCAGCGTCTGCCGCTCCGCTCTCGGTGGTGATCACGCCGCTTTGATAACTCGCGTATTTGATCGCCTGCACCTCGGCCTTGATCGCTTCTTGCAGATCGCGGGTTGCGTTTAACGCAGTAGCGAAAGCACTCCGCCCACGATATTCATCAAGTCTCGCTGCGTCGAACAAGTGGATAAACTCTTTTGCAACAATATCAACAGGAGAAATATACTGGTTGTTGATAGTGCGCGTGAAAATAGTGTATGAAACGGGTCTTCCATATTCGTCAACATTTATTCCGCCAATATATTTGTCGGTGTCGGTGCGGTCGTAAGGTGAGCCGATGCGGTCAGCCTCGACGCTTTGCAATTTTAAATCTTCGCCGCCGCGAACGATAATAAATCCGCAATCGCCATCGCGCAGCATTGCGGTAACGGCGAGTTGCAAGAGCGTTGTAAAGTTATGACGGCCTAGAAAGTCGCAGTCGTTGCACCATTTATTCCAGTAGCGTTCGATCGCGTTGTCCGCTTCGCGGTTACCGGTGCGGGCTTGGTATGCGATGCGACCCGAAACGTAGGTTGCAAACTTGAGAAGGAGAGAACGGACGGGCGGAAAATTGTCTGCAAGATCGCGAGCGGCGCGGATGAGCGCGAAGCGTTCGCGAGTTCCTGCCGTGTCTTCTCCACCGCTAACGCCACGGCTGATCCCGCGCTTCTCGCTCGTCAATGCGGAGTCAAAGCGTCCGAAGTTGCGGAGCTTCGCCTGGTTGACCATGCGATCCAGAGCAGCTTTAGGCGAGACGAACGAAATGGCTTTTGTGATGATGTCTTGCTTCATTGCTATGGTCTTTGCGTCGGGAACGTCGGCGTGAAACGTCTTACCCTATTTCCGCTGGCGTTGTCAATAGCAGCTTGCAGTTCCTTGATGGTCTGCGCGACCTCGGCAAGATTGGCGCGAGTAAACGATCGGCCTGCGATGCTATACGACGCGCCTGCAATGGCGATTGCTTTTAGACAAGCCGTGAAGTCGGTCTGCAATTCTTGCAATGTCGCAAGCGGCAGCCCGAAGAATGTTTTGTTCATCGCCATTTAAAAGTTGGCGATGTCAAAAAAAGAACCCTACGCCTAGGCGTCCCTAGGCTTCATCTGTCGATTCAGAATGTCTGTTGCGCATGGCAAGCCAGCCAGATGGCGTGACGGGAAGCATCTTGGAAGATATGTCAAAAGAAAAGGCGCGGGGTTTGAACCCGCGCCGGGTGAGAGATATTAGCATATCTCTTCAATTTTTTTTTCGATTTCAACCAACAAGATTTCTTCTTCTTCGGTAAGTTTGCGGCGAGCCATTGCGAAGCACAACTCCTCGTGTTTGTTTGTCAGTTTGATAAATTC